TCATCATGTCAGCCATCGACAGGCCCAGCCCTGCAGCCGTGCCGAAGATACCGCGCACAGCGTTCTCCAGCTTGATCGGAGAGACAGCGAAGGCTTCGATACCTGTGGCGTTGGCAGCGTCCTCCAAACTCTTGGCGAGGGCCTTCATCGCATCTGATGTGCCAGTACCGTACCGCTCAAACGGACGCAGTGCCTGCTGAGCCTGAGACTCCAGTGGTCTGCCAAGGAACCACGAGTAGTTCGTCATGTTCTCAACGAACGGGCGCAACACCTGCGGTGTGATGTTGGGCGATGAGAAAACATCGACCCCCCGCTTGGCTAAGTTACCCACCACGTCGAGTGCAGTCTGCTCCTCCTCGGTGCCATACATCTTGTAGTAGCGGACGATGCGCTCAGGGATGGCCTTGAAGAAGAACGCGAGTTCAGCAGGAATCGGGATGGCAGGTACGAAGCCCAGTTCCTTCCCGTAGGGCAGTATCCAGTTGGTATCCCGCACGTGGTCAGGTAGCTGCTGGTACTCCTCATCATCCTGCATCAACAGCGCATACAACAAGCCCATCGAGGTCATCACCCCCATGCGCTTGTAGAACATGGACCGTGCGGTGCCTGTGCTCTGCCCAACAACACCCCCAGCCGCTGCCGTTGCCAGCTTGTCCATGCCTCGCGCATAGGCATTGAAGAAGGGGATGACGCTGATCAGCAGATTCATTACCTGGGATGAACCACGGCGGCTGAAGTTGATGATCTCCCGTGCAGCAGACTCAGCCTGAGCCTTGTCACCGTTGGTCTCCTTCATCACCTGATCGTAGACAGCTTGACGCACTGCGAGGTCCGATGCCTTGGCACCGGCTTCCATCACGCGCATGATCTTGGAGCCAAGACCTTCTTCCTTCGCCCCAGCTTCCTCAAGGATGTTCTTGAGGTTGCCCTGCTGGCTGAAGTCGAACGTGCCGACGATACCGAGGGCCTCCAAGTTCTTGATGTCCTTGGGCTTCTTCTTGAAGATCTCGTTCACCCAGTTCTTGGGGAAGTTCAGCATCACGCTCTTGACAAGCGCTGCGTTGTTCTTCACCCCTGCGTAGGTGTAGGCACGGACGATGTCGTCGAAGACCTGCTTGATCGCAAACGGTGGCATGGATGTCACACCAGCACGCAGGATCTGAGAACCTTTCTGTAGTAGCTTGAACGAGTCTGGGATGACCGGGTCTTGGATACTGAACGCAATGAAGTGCGCTGGGTCCGGTACGTAGTACTCGACGGGCTTGCCGTTGTCGTAGACGGTGACCATGTCCCCCGGTGAGTCCTTGGCAGGCTTGGTCGGGCGCTTGAATGCTGCACCCATCAGGGCCATATCCTTGAGTGCACTCAGGGCGGCGTGGTTCTTCATCGCCTCCTTTGTTGCCCAGTCAACCAGCCCGGAGAAGTTCTCGACCGGTGAAGTCGTTTTGCGCCCACTGCCTTCCAGCTTGCGGATGTTACGTAGGGCTGCGACACCACGGTTGGCACCCTTGGTGGACTGATACGCCTTCTCGTAGTCACCGAGTCGGTTGAAGGGGATGTAGCCCGTGGCGTCCTTGTAGTCCTGGGCTCGATCCTTGGAGATGCGCCCTGTATCAACCAGCGTGTCCAGCAGGTTGAAGCGGATGGTGTCGAGGTCGGCGGAGATCTGCTTGATGAAGTCGTCTTTCTGGAAGGCTGCTTCCAGTTCATCGATCTTGGCGTCGGGCAGGAGTAGTTCGATCCGATCAGTCTTAGGCAGGGTCTTGTTGGTCTCACGCAGACCGTGCTCCCGGTGCCCGTAGAGAACCGTGTCGAGCTTGGTGCGGAAGGCTTCGTAGGTCTCACCCCGCTGTTTGGCAGCCTCAGCGATGCGGTTCAGCACGCCTGTGTAGCTGACGGGTCGGCCCTCGGCATCCTGCAGATCCTTGGCAACGATGAGCCCGCTGTCGAAGCCCAGCCCACCTTGTTCCTGCACAGCCTTGCTGACGCGCAATGAGTCGAGCGCCCGGGACAAGAGCACCATCGGGTTCAACCGCCCCTTGGCAGTACGGGTAGCGCCACCGTAGGCGTTGACGAAGAAGTCTTCCAGCGGGGCCAGCGAGTCGGTGAACTTCATCCGCAGCTTGAGTGCGGGGTTGCCCTTGAGGTCCTGCGCGATGCGTTGGGTCAGCGTCTGACGCTCTTTCTCACCGATGACATCTACATCCTTGACGGCTGCTTCGGTCTGCGGGGTGAGGCGCGGGCTGGCCTGCGGGGTGAGATTGTCTGCAGCCTGCTTCAATTCAGCGAGTTCAGCGGGGGTAAATCCAGCACCACTGTAGCTGCGAATGTCTACGTTAGTGACTATTACACCTTGCTTGGCAGCAACGTAGATTGTCTTGTTTGCAGTTGACGTACCTTCGTACAGGGCAACAGGGCCTTTGTTCCATACAGGCTTCAGGCCACGAGATTCTTTCAGCACCCAACTTGGGATACCAGTTGTGTTAGCTTGCTTACCGAAAGACAACCCCCGCCTATTTGCTTCAGCGATATACGGAACCAGAGACTCGTCAAGAATCTCTTCAGACACAGCCATCAACCGTGCAAGCGCACTGGTTTCCTTACCCTTCAGCCCAAGCACCTGGGAGACGATGTTGAACATCCGACTGAGGAACGTGCCCCCAGACGGGTCAGTAATCGACGCTAGCCAGTTTTGGGTTTCTCCGTTGGTAAGGCCGTATGCTAGGAGTTCCTTGGGGTTCTCCAAAGCGTTGAGGATCACGCCCTTTTCAGTAGCAGTGAGAGTTTTAGCTTTATACCTTTGGTTATAGATACTGACGAGTTCTTGCTGGAGAGCACGGAGCTTGATCGCTGCTGTACTCTGCGGAGCATATGTGATTTGGGCTGACGTTACGGCGTGAATTAGCTCGTGTACCAACGTCTCTTGATTGATGGTGTTGCTTGGATTGCCTGTAAAGCCATTGAGTGTGACCTTGACAGCCATAGCGTCACCGAGCCCAGCAGGAGTCGTTGTTGCAACGCCAAGAGCACCTGTCAGAACCCTACCCTGCGGGGTAAGTTCGAAGTCGAACTGCACGCCGTTGTTCGCTAGTTCCTCAGCGCGGCGCTTGACTTTGACCAGAATCTGTCGATCGAGGTCATCTCGGGCGTTCCTGATCGCGTAGTCGATCGACTCGGTGAAAGACTTCCCACGCAGGGCGGCGTCCATCTGCTTGGAGTTTTCCAAGTCAACGGGGCCGGTGCGGGTCTGTTGGAAGTCAGTGTCTTCGTCGCTCAGTCGTCGTGTAGTGCTATCCCGCGCTGCCTCTGCTTCCGCTTCTGCCGCTGCCTCTGCTTGTGCTGCTTCCTCTTCGGTCAGCACTTGATCCGGTGCAACTTCCTCAGGGATGATTCCTTCTTCCTCTGTCTGCGCTTCTTCCTCTGCAACCAGCTTGCCATAGGCACGGTTGATAGCTGCGTCAGTACCCACTCTGTCAGCTTTGCGGCGGGCTGCAACCTCTGCGTTCAACTGCTGCATCACAGCAGTGTTGTCCTTGGCGTCGTACCGAGAAGCGCGTGAGTAGATGTCAGCCAGTTGGCGGGTGTCGAGCTTGCTGAAGTCAAAAGAACCCGTCTTGGTCAGTGCGGGGCGGAAGAAAGCCTGCACCTTTGGTGTAGCCTGCTTAAGCGCTTTCTCAGCTTCTTTGTATTCCTTGAAGTTAGGAGCGTCTTTCTTAGGAGCTTTACCGTCAACTTGTAGGGCTTTTACACGAGCAACAAGCGCGTCGTATTCCGCATCTGTTTGAACAGGTTTTGCAGGGGCTTCATACAGAATCCCAGCCTTGGGGTTCTCCACCGAGATGCCGGATAGGCTTGCCTCAGAGACGTTCTTGGCAATACCGATAGCCCCAGTCTGCGCAGCCTGGAACCGGCTAATCACGTCAGCCGTGATGCCCAAGGTCTCAGCGATGCGGCGCACGTTGGCACCGGAGCTTTTTGCAAGTCCTACAGACTGTGCAGCTTCGTCGGCAGAGTAGGTAGTGGGCAGGTAGTCACCGTCCTCATCCACGCCAATGTAGGTCAGCACCGCCTTGAGCATCTTGGGGTCACGCCCCTTGAGCGCTTGCCGTACAGCCGGTATGTCGAGGATGGGCTTGCCGTCCCTCACTTCAAAGACGCCGGTTGCACCAGCCTTCTCCAGCTTCTGCTTGAGCGTGCCAGTTTCAGCAGGGCTGAGCGCATCCGACTGCGCTTGCCCCATCACTGTCGTGGGGGCTTCTTCAGCTTCACCCAGCAGTTCAGCACGGTAGTCGGCGGCCTGCTCTTCAGTGATCCGACCAGACTCAATCAGCGAAGTGAGTTCACGCTCAATCTGAGCGGGCGTGGGAGGCGTTACTGCAGGCGGCTCTGTTCCTTCTCTTCCAGCAGCCCCTGTAACATCCGCGACAGGAGAAACCACTCCATCTGGTTCAGGTCCAACTCCTTCGGCGGTGCTGACGGCAGCGGGTCCGCCAGCCACTGGAACGCCTGCTCCACCTGCTTCTGGCTGAGGTTCTGCAACACTTGGGGTCTCCGGTTGTACTGGGGGTGGAGCAAACTTGGCCTTGAACTCCGTCAGCTTGGTACGGGACTCTTCAGTGCCGTTACCCCGCACAAGGTAGTTCTCGATGTCAGCAAGGACAGCGTCTCGTTGCGCAGGGTCCTCAAGATCTTTGCCCAACATGCGCCGATAGATCGGCTGCTTTTTACTGACGCCGAGGGCTTCAATGTCAGCGGGCTGCAAGCCAGTCGCAGGGGGTTCACCGGGCTTTCTAACCTTGGGCTCTTCGATAGCTGCTGCGGGCTGCTCTTCAGCCGCTGCCGTGACTTCTTCACGGGGGGTGATCTGTGCTGCTGCCGCTTCTTCGGCAGTCATGAACCCCTTGGCTGCTTCGCTAGTGGAGCGCTGCTCCTCAATGTACGCTACGTTGAGTGCCTTGCGTTTTTCAGCCGCTGCCTTCAACGCCTCATCACGCTCCTTGGATTTCGGAAGCGTCTTCAGTTGTTCGCTGTACAGAACAAGTTCAGCGTAGGTGTCAGGCGGAGGTAGGATGCCCGCCGCAGGAGGTGCAGGGGGTTGTGCAGCAGCTTTAGCCGCAGCTTGTTCAGCAGCAAGGCGCTCGGCACGCTCGATGGGCTTTTCCCCGGGTAGGGTTCCCGGGGCAGGCTGCGCAGCACGTGCGCGACGACCCAAGGCCAAGTCCATCAAGCCCTGCACGATGGCACCAGTTGCACCACCGTAGGCCGCTGCCTCACCCAGCCCCTCGATGAGTTCCTGCTCAGGCTTGTAGACGCCCTTGGCGATCAGGTTCTGGGCGAAGTTCGACGCTGCTTCCTGAGCAGCTTCCTCACCACCTGCAAGCGCAGCACGCTTGACCAACTGCACGCCCTGAGCCGTGGCAGCATCAGGGATACGAGACAGGATGCGGAAGGGTGCGAAGACTTCCATCGCCCCGGGGATGATCCCGAGCGCCGTCGCGGTGCTGCGCTGCTCCGCAGTAGCACCTTCCTTCTCGGCACGTCCACGTGCTTCACCAGCACCGGCTCCAACACCCAAACCAACCGCACCGATACGACCCGCAAGGCCAAGAGGACCCGCAGCCAAGAACGGCACCGTTGAGCCGAGGGCTTCGCCCAGCTTACGCCCGACTGACTCCTCGTACCCTGCAGAGGCAGCGAACGGTGCTTTGGCTGCGCCAGCGATGCTGGCAATCTTCTCCCGCGCCGTCTTCTCGTAGTCCTCAGGCAAGAGCGCAGAGGCACCCACAGCCGCTGATTCAACCAGCCCTACAGCACCGGGCACCAAGCCCTTGAACGCTTCACCAACCTGCCCGAGGACGGTTGTTTCAGGCGGCGGCTTCGCCGCATCAGGGTACTGAGCAAGCAGGGCCTGGACGATCAGCGCTTGAGGTGCCCCCGCAGGTCCCTCGATCTGATATGTCTTACCGTTCGGGGCTTGGACACGGTACAGCGCCATTTACTTATCCCCCGACAGGAGTTACTTTGAACAGCTTGAGGATGTCAGGATCAATCCCACCAGCGGCAGGAGCAGCGGGGGTTTCTTTACCTACGATCCGATTGTATTCACGCTGAATCAGAGTGTCGATAAACTTTTGCTGGTCAAACGGCCTACCAGTTTTCTGTGCTTCTATCTTCGCGTTCTGCAAAAGCAGGGGTAGGTTCTTGTCCTGCCTCACATTGTCCGTAGCTTTTTCACGCAGGTTAGCCTTTTGAGATTCAGTCAGTTCACCAGATCCACGCATCGATGCAGCTTTTAGGGTGGCAGCTATCTGTTCTTGAGCGCTCAGTCGTTGCAGGTCCTGACCACGAGCAGTGAGTCTACGCTGTTCAGCGCGGTCCGCTTCGGTGGCACGCTCCTTCTGAATATTCAACCGGGTCAAGCCAAGGTTAGCCTTGGCTTCTTCAACCTTGAGCGCCGCATTGCGTTCACCCTGGACATCACCGGTTGTCTGCGCCAACTTGAGATCCGCTTGAGCTTGACGGAGTTGATCAAGTGCGTTCTGTTCTGCACGGTTCTCACGTTGTACAAGCTCTAGTGCCCTGCGCTGTTCGCCACGAATAGCCCCAGCTTCCTGACCGATGCTGCTGAACGCATCACCAATACGCTTGCCGCCCTTCATCGCGCCGAGCATGCGGAACAAGGCTTCTTGGTTGTCGAAGAGGCTTTGAGATAGCGGCATACCCGCAGCTTCCAACGCTCCTGCAGCGCGTTTTTCACGCTCACCAATACCCCGCTGGGCAAGCTCAGCGGCTTCCTTCCGAGCAGCGACGATGCGCGGGTCAACTTGAGCCTGCGACGCCAAAAGTTTCTGCAGTCCTTCGACTCGGGCGCGTTCATCTGCCTCAAGCTCAGCCAGCCGATCAGGCGCAGGGGTTCCCGTCTGCTCTACAGCACTACCAAGTTGTTGCAGGGGTGTAGCGGGTGCCGCTTGTGGGCGGTTTTGAGGACGCGGTAGCCCAGTACCCGGACGTGTCGCGCCTGGAGGGCGTGGTGCTGCAACGGGGGCAGCCTGCATTGCCGCTTCCATTTGTTGTGCAGTCATTGCTGTAGGAGTACGTGCTTTCTCAGCCGCAAGCACCTCGTCAATCCCGCTGGAATACGAAGGAGCAGCAAACTTACGAGACGTAAGCTCTATACCAGCAGCGCGGAGTTTTTCATTCTCCTCCGGCGTCCGTATCAGCGGACTCTTTTTCAGGATACGTTCGATTTCAGGGTTACCCCCGCTTTGGAACGCCACCGCACCGCCACCTGCGTAGCTGTGCATCTCGCCACCGTGCGCTGCCATGACGGGTGCTGCCTGGGGTTGGAGTTGACGACGGGCCTGTGCCACAACTTCGTCTGCAATCGTGCCTTGCTGCGCAGCGTTTTGTCGCATAGCAAGTTCGTTTGCAACCGCCTTCTTCGTAGCAAAATTCTTCTGCTGTTCAATAATCGCAGCAAGAACTCGGTTCGCGGGCACTGGTGACCTGGGGTCAAACAGCATTTTCGTAAGTTCTTCAGTGTCGTAGCCCGCTGTCAAGGCAGGCACAAACGCCGTCAACCCAGGTTTCGGCCCCGACTGGCTAGGCATCATCCCCGGCATCGGTGGTGTTTGCATAGGCGCTTGACCGGGCATCGGAGCTTGCGCCCCTTGTGGCATCTGCGCCCCTTGTGGCATCACCGAACGAATACCTTGCTGCATGTCGATTCCTTACTTCGGGTTCATGGCGTTGTACAGCGCCAGTCCAGCCAGTGCGCCTTGCAGGCCGGTAAACATCCCAGACTGTCCAGAGGTTTCAGAGTACGGTGTAGCTTGCAGCGGCAGACCACCCAACAGAGACTGCATGTACGTAGCTTGCTGATACGGGAACTTCACCGACTCTTGGAACTGCTGATAGCCAAAGTCCAGAGGCTGCTGTGCAATTGCACGTTCCTTCTCTCCCGCTGCCATCTGCGCCTGCAAGCCCTGAAGCCCTGCGCCAAACTGCTCCAAACCATACTTGGCACCGAATTGGCTGGACTGTTCGCCCAACTGCTGCGACTCAAGACCCAACTTGGACTCTGCCAAGCGTTGTTGCATAGCGCGATCATAGGCACCTTGCAGGCCCTTGGTCGTGATGTCCTCCATCTGCTGCTGCAGATTGCGTTGACGCTCAGACTCCATGATGGCTTGGCGTGACCCACCATACGCACCGGCTTGAGCCAGACGCGCTTGCTCTGCTTGCCGCCCGATGTCCGCTTGGCGGCGCATCTCCCGCGAAGTAATGTCCGTGACAGCCGTTGTGTACGGACTCATGTAGTCTTCGACAGACTTGAGCGAACCAAGACCAGTATCAAACTTAGTGCCCTGATACTCGCCAGTAGGTGCTGTTAACCCGGCAATACCCTTAAAAGCCGCTTTCAGACTTTCTGGTGTCTCAGCAAAACGCTGTCCTGTGAACGACTTATACGGCAGATTCGCCGCAATTTGCCCCTTCGCCAGCATGTCATAGACATACGACGAGAAGTTAGGGCTCAATGTGGACTGTGCCGCAGGGATTGTGGTGGTAGTTGCTGTGACAGGCGTGCCGGTATAGCCTTTGGTTTTCATCCAGTTAATGTCATTCTGAGGCACCCCAGCTTGTAAAAGCTGCGCTTCTGTAATGCCTTGCTTATTGAAGTAATCGATCTTCTCCAACGCATCATCGTATGCGCCACCTGCTACGCCCCATGTTGAGGGTAGTGTTTTACCAATTCTTGCGGCCATTTCTTGGGGGGTCATTACGCACTCCTCTGCAACTTGTTCATGATTGCGTACATACGCTGTGCACCGCCTTGGTCATCAACTGCGGCTTTGGGGACGTACGCTTCACCGTTGGACACTTTGGCAGGGGTTATCCCGTTGGGGCCTCTGATCACGGCGGGGGTGAGATCTTTGCGTCCTGTTGGATCAGGGGGGCCTCCGATCATTCTCGCACCGGGCACCAGTTGCTGTATACCCCTTGGGCCACCCGCACCGTCCACAGCCTTCTTGGTCATGACGAAGCCGCCATCTTCCATTTGTACCTTACCGCCGTTGGCGTAAGCCTGCATCAAGCCGCCGTTGGCTGCGTAGGTCACCAGCGGGCCGTACTTGCCCTGGACTGTAGTTGGCGTGAGTTGCCTGGACGGACCTGCGTAGGCCTCTGTCGTACCACCGCCGTAGCTGGTGCCCTTCTGCCGGTCGAGGTAGCTGAGCAGCGCTAGGATACCCGCCATGCCGGTCTTTGATGTGGCAGCGTCGGCAGCCTTGGAGCCGAAAGACTTGATGAGATCCCACGCGCCCTTCCCCGACTTCAGGTATGACAGGTCGTAGTTTTTGCCAAGAGGATCTGTCCATGTCTGCTTGGACGCATCATATTTCCAATCTTTCCAGCGCTCGTTTGGCCCCGCTGCGATATCGCCAGGAGTTGTGCCGCTGGCAAAGTCAATAACCCATTTACCAGACGTCTCATCGTAATAGCCTGGAAGGGCATTTAAAAACTCACTGCTGTCCCCAGCAGGTAGGGGCGTTGCGTTTTGCTGACTGAAATAGTCTGTCCAATCAAAATCTTCGACAGATGGCGTACCACCTGACAGCCAGTTGAAATCGCCGAAGTCTACGTTATCACTCATATCAACCTCTCAAATCGTACATCAAGTCAAACGGCGATTCTGGTGTGCCGCGTGCCACGTTAACCTGTGCGGGCGCTTGCCGATCCTGACCTTGTCCGCCCATAGCGCCGAGGAGTGCAGCAAGCCACTCCAAGTTGGGATCACTGCTGGTGGCAGGTGTAGCCGGTTTCGTCCCAGGCGTGGTCGGTTTCGTCCCAGGCTTCATGGTGTCAACCTTGGCAGAGGGCAAGCCCGTGACCAGATCCGGCTCTTTGATCTCGGTGCCTTCCAGCTTCTCATCTGGGCTGACCTTGGTCACGGTGCCAATGTCTCGAATGCTCTTGGGCTCAATCGGCGGGAAGAGATCCAACGTGTAGTCAGGTATTGGCGTTGTCTCGCGCTTACCCGTAACCTCGATAGTCTGCGGCTCACCTTCGGTTACGTTGACACGACGCTCAGGATCTACAAACGGTTGCAGCCACGGATCAATGTTCAGGTCATCTCTACGGCCCGTAACACCCACTGTTTGGCTCGTCTCTTCACTCGGTACTTTGCCTGCCTGCAGTGCGGCATCTAACGCATCATCCCATTCAGGTACGCCCGAATATGTAGGCGTTGCACCTTCTTGATACCAATCATCGGCAGTTGCGGCTGCAGTTACGTCAATGGTCGGCCTATAAGGATCAAGCGCCCAGTCAGGTAGGTCCCCTGCGTCGGGCTCCATGTACCCTGGTCCATCGACATCAAAGAAGCCTTCTTGAATTTCTCCCGGGGTTTCGTATCCAGGGAAGTAACCCTTGCCCCCTGTCGAAGAGGGTAGTTCTTTCATCAAGCTGCCAATGAAAGAATTGATAACCGCCTTCTCGGGGTCTTTACCAAGCATGCCTGCCGTAGCGGCGGAGGTTACCGCATTGCGTACTGGTGCAGGTACATCCTTGAGATACTCGTTAAGCGTAGAGTTTGTGCCTTTGACAAGTACGTCAGTCCCCGCGCTTGTAGCACCGCTAGCTGCGCCCGTAAGCAAAGCATCAACAATGCTGTCACCAGTCATTGCAGCACCAAGAGCCGAACGCCCAGCGCCTTGCACAGCACCAGAAGCAATTTTGCCCAGCATATCGCCACCAACGGCTTGACTTGCTGTCTTGCCAAGGTCTGCTAAATACGGAGAAGCAAGCTGCCCGATACCGCCAGTGACGCCCCCCATGAGAGCGCCCTTAAGAATATCCCCGCCAGTGACGGCTGCGCGAGTGCCACCTAGCAATGCGCCTGCCCCAGCGGCACCACCTAGACCACCGCCAAGCATTCCTGCAAGACCGGGAGCCGCCCATGCAGAAGCTAAAGTGAGCGCAATATTTCGCGCTTTACCCGCATCGCTACTTGATCCCCAGACGGGAACTAAACGCCCATCTTGTGTGGCTACAAGGCTTACATTACCCTTACCTTCAGGAGTCCATGCCGCTTGGGCACCGGGATCAAACTTGGCTTGGCTAAGATCTGTGATGCCTTGCTGCTGTAAACGTCGAGCAAAGTCCTCTGCAACATATGGCAATAACCTACCGCCAATTTCTGCTTGATCTGTCCCAGCACTACCAATACCGACGTTCTCGCCAAGCCCCTGCCACCCGGCAAGAAGTTGAGTCTTCAGCTTTTCAAGCGAAGCGTCCTGGGCCTTCTGCTGGTCAAGGATCTTCACCAAGTCTTCTTGGGAGACAAAGTCTCGGACATAGTCCGGCAGGAAGGATGTTAGGTCTTCCATTACGTCAGATCCCAGAATGAGAGGCTACCGATGGCGCTATGGGTGCCGGACAGCGACCGGACGGCCAGCGTGTAAATGTCCGATGTACCAGCAATGGTTGCGCCAAACTGCAAGTCCCAGTTGTAATCCCCGACCCCAACAGCGATGCCATTGGCAAGGTTGCTAGACAGAACGTACTGCTGTTGCACTATGGTCCCGCCTGTGTACGATGTGGCCGAGAGATCTTGCTGGACATTGCTGGAGTCCGACGCCACCCATGAGGCTCCGGTCAGCGTTGGGTTTTTGACCAGCACAATCTCAAAGGTCGTGGCCGAAGTCGCCGTGGGCAGAACCGAGTATCCATCAGGAATCACGATAGCGCCAGTCCTTCCCGAAGCAAGGCGCAGGGAAACCAACGGGACAAAGGTCGTGGAGATAGACCCGTTTACCGTGGTCATCCGCGCCACATTCAGCGCAACCTTCTTCTCGTAGCCGCCCTCAGAAATCACTGTGGAGCAGATTTGCTTGAGTGTGCTGGCACTTGCCGCAGTCCCGGTATTTGTGATCTCGTAACGCACCGGCAGCATGGCCGTGGTCATGTAGACCGAGTTCAGATTGTTGGCATTCTGGAACGTGTGGCAGATAATGTACCCGCCGTCAATCACGAATCCAACCCGCACCGAGCCGACACCCAACCATTCAAAGTCTTCCCAGAGGATCTGCGCTTTGGTCAGGTCGAGGGTATACCCTGAATCTCCAGTGCCGTCGAGCTTGTCGCCGTTCCAACTGGACTGAGGCACCACCGTATCCACGGGCGCACCGGAGGTGTATGTGCGCCTGACGATGTTGGTGTCCAGCCCGTTGCGCTCAAGAAAGACGCCGTTCTGTTCGTTGAAGTAACCTACCCTGGTGCGGACGTTGGCCTTGGCGGTATCCATCACAAAGGTGTTGAGCGAGAGCAGGCCCTTCCCAGGCTGATATGAGAACGAGCGGTATGACTGCCGCACCACTGAGCTACCTGAGCTTGTCGTAACATTGAGCAACACCGTGCTGGCGTTGGCGTCATAGGTCACCGTGCCGCCCGTGGCGGTAGTCTCGTCAAACAGATCGTTCTTGACGTAACGGTTTTGAGAGTCAAACAGCGTGTATGGCCCGCTGGTGCGTAAACGCCCAAAAGCATCTGTGTTTGTGCCGCCAATCGAAACTGGAACAGCGCTTCCTGTTGTAGTCACGATCTGCTCCAGCAGGTTATCTAGTTGGTTGAAGTACAGACGTAGGATGTTGACGAGGTTGTCAAGGTAACCCTTGTCGTAGTCCTGTGTGGGCTTTGGCAGCGGAGGCGCTTTGAAGCGCTTGATGATGGTGGACCAGATAGTCACGATTTACGCCCATCCAAGCGAACATCAATTCTGGGTGAACCCAACTGCCACTGCACGCCGATCTGATCTGATGCTGCCTTGATAGACATTTGCCTACCGCGCACGCGGATGTTGACCTGTCCTGTGTACTGATCAATCGGCACCGTTGTGCTTCGCACCACAGGATAGGAGTTATCCCCGGCCACCGACATATCTGTAGTCACAGACGGAACCGGCACAGTGCCTCGGGTATACCCTGAGCCCGAATTCTGCAAAGGCAGCAGCGTCAGATTCATCGTCGGGCTGGTAGCCGTAGATCCTGTGAAATTGACGTCAGGGATTACTCGCCAGACAAAACCAAAGTTGTGTCCGTCGTCTATGTCAAACTCGGACGAAGTAATAAACGCTGCAATTGGAAGTGTCGTGACTGTAGCGTTGTCGTCTACTCCGGTTTCTTGATACAGCAAGCGGTTGTTGTAATCCGCAGCCATCGGCACATCGCTTGAAACGCTTGTGTCAATCCAAGCCGTGCGGCCCAGGTTGCCGTAGTACCATGCCTTTTCTACATAGTTGTATATGACGTAGCGATCCACAACCGTAGAGCTTGCGGAGCAGTAGAACCACCAGATCTCGTTAAACTGCTCGTTGGTGGATGCAAAAACTTGTTGTGCTTGGTTGGCATTAAAGTCGCTAAAGACATACTGCCTGAGGTCGCAGACAAGCGTTTCAACGCGACCGTCGTAGCGATAAAACTTGCCGTTACCCATCCAATAGTTAATGCCTGCAGCAGTGGCCCAGGCTCTGTCGCTGACAATGGAGGTGTTGTCGGACAGAAGCTGCGTGCCCCAGACAATTGGCGGGCCGAGGTACTGCAGTGAGTACATAGCCGTATCAGTCCACACCAAAAACTCTTGGCGAACCTGCGCTACAGCTTCGATTCTTGAGCCGTGGGACAAACGCACACTGCCCGCTTGGTTAGTGGCTGCAGGAGTCCAGTTGACAGCGCTCTCTTGGTCCGACCAGCGAATGAGCATGGTGTCCTGCACGCTGGAACCGTAGTCGTTGCAGCCGAACGCCAGCACAAACCGAGAAGTGTCAGATACCGTTAAAAGATGCTGCACCGTTGGAACGTCTGAAGCTCCAGCCAATGAACTGAGCGCTACACCACGAGTCGTTAATCCAGAAGAATGATCCCAGTAATACATCCCGCCATCTAACGGGCCAAAGATCAGGTCTTCACCAAAGTTGTCGTGGTTCCAAATGCGGATGTTTGTAAGCGCGGCACCTGTAGTGCCAATACCCCACCCACCACCGCCCCAGCCACCCGCGCCCCACCCGGTAAGCGGCACTTGGATAGCGTCGCCTGTATTAACTTGGTAATTGGCGACAACTGCCGCACCACCATACGAACCCGCTGCGATTGACGAGCCCGTAGTGATTGTGTACGTATCAACGGTCAGAACCGTAATTTGAAACTCAGCATTGAATGTGGAAGCATAAGTGCCTGTAGCTCCACTGAACGTAACGTAATCTCCGGTGATGCCGCCATGAGCGACATCTGTCACAGTTACTGTGGTTGTACCATTACCCGCAAAAGGATTGCCTGTGCCAGGAGGATTAGGCCCCAGCATTGGATTGACAGTCTTCCTGATCGGGGTAATATCGTTGTACACGCCGCCGCCAGCAAGCGCAATGTAGTATTTTAGGTGCGTACCTACGCCAACGTATTTAAGCCCGTTAAGCGCCGCCCAAGCCCACAACGTTCGACAGACCCCGATGAATTGATCGTTGGTAATTTGTTGCCAACCGCCAATCTTTTCAGGCTGTCCTGAGCGAAAGCGAATCTTGTCGCACGAAAACCAACCGCCCTCAGTGGAATAGCGGGTTCCTTCGCGGTTGACACCGGGCTTGAGTTGTAGCTTCTTGAGCGGCATGTTTACCCCAGCAGCGCCGCCTCTGCGGCTCTACGCTTGACCAGACCGGGCAGTACACGCCCGCCACCGCGCACCCACTTCATCAACTCGGCCTGTGCGCCGCCTACATCGTCGGCGTTGATTCTCCGGCGCAACGTGCTGCTTGACAAGGCTCCAGTGCCACAGTTAAACGCGAAGTCAAGGATGGCCCCCACAGCGTTATCACCCCAGTCCTTAAGCCCTGGGCACAGCGCCCTGACCCTGGGCAGGCAGTGGTTCAGTTCCCACTCTAGTAGCGCCATCGCTCTCTGACGAGTGATCGCAGGATCAGCAAGCGTAACACGCGCACCTGATTCGTAGAACGTGGAGCCAACCCCAATTGTTGGGACATTGGCTGGGCAAAGGTATGGCTTGAGGTACATCCCCTCAAAGACGAGGCATAGGTCACGCGCCACCTGTATAGCCTTATTTTCCACGCTTGCCAAGGCTCCGGTCGGCAAAGAAAAAACCCAAGATGGTCCCCGCCAACGTGATGTCCCACTCCTGCATCAGCCAATTCTGAGAGTTGAGCTTCAGGACCCAGAGCACCAAAGCGATGGTTGCAGCAGAAGGCCGGATGATACCGTTCCAGATGTCCACGATGGCCCAGCCAGTGGGCTTGAATGCGTTCTCGATAGCTTTGGTGAAGGCGTCAGCTTCCGCTACCGCAACATCTGCCTCAGCCTTGGCCTCTACCGTCTTGATGCCCAGTTCGCTTTGAAGCCTGAGCATCTCTTGAGTACGCTGATGTTGGGCAGCGTCCAGATCACCTTGAAGGCGCAGGCGCTCAATTTCAAACGCATGGTCTTGCTTCTTGTTATACCAAGCAGAGATTTCGCCCCAAACCATCCGGAATACGGAGCCGCCAAGGAAGGAGAAAAGGGCTTCAAGCATGCTAAACGCCTTAAATGGATTACAACTGCGTCAAATTTAACGTCAAAGACGCGGTACCTATGGTTCCAGTTGGGCTAGTTCTCGTCACAGACAGGGCACTATCTGTTGCGATACTATCACCCCAAAAATCTGTTGTAGTTGTGTTTGTCCATGCACTAGACGCGTACACCACCGAAGAGCTGCCTACTGTGTACGTTCCTGTTAAAGACCCGTCTGAAGGTAGCTTGGCAAATGAAGTGTTTGTGCCGACGTAAAGATTGTTTGACCTATCGATCTTTAGGCTGTATCCGAACCCACCCGCAGTGAGGCTTCTTTGCCATACTATAGAACCTGAACTGTTGTATTTTGTTATCTGTGCTTTTCCATCCATGTCGCCTAACGCATACACGTTATTGAAAGCGTCTACAGCGACAGATTGGTTACCACCGGTAGCTCCTGTTAAAGTCCTTTGCCACTGTATCGCCCCACTGCTATCAGTCTTCAACAAACGTGGCACAGAAGTAACACCTGAAAAACCAGCAGCGTAGATATTATTGTTTTGATCCACCGCAAGATCGTTTGCAGCGCCATACCCAGATAAATACTTTTTCCATTGTTGAGTACCGCTAGTGTTGTACTTTGAAACGTAAGTACCCCCGTTGTCCCAGCCTCCAACGTAGATATTTTTAGAGCTGTCAAGAACTACACCTGACAGATAATGGCTTCCTACATATGCTGTTGTTTCGAAACTAGTTTGCTCCACGCCCGACGCATTGAATTTAATAAAAAATCCTAGCTCTTGCGTAGGTCCTGATTTCCCTACGATATAAACCTCCCCTGTCGCTTTATCTAAAAAACCACCTTGGGACCCTAAAAAGTATTGTTGTACAAAGTTATTGTAAACTATTGAACCAGAAGAGTTAAGTTTAACTATTGCAAAACCAAGAGCGCCTGTTGAGATCTCGGGTATGGATGTAGAAAAGTAAATATTGCCGTTATTGTCAACGTCAAAAAATGAAAGGCCGTGGACGCCACTAAACCCAGAAACTGTAGTATTCCAAGTTTTTTGCCACTGTAATACACCGATAGAATTGTATTTTATAATATAGACATCATATGGAAATCCGGGACTTGATGCCAATAAGTACACGTTACCGTCGTAGTCTACGGTGGTAAAAATATAATAGTTATAAGATGAGATAGAGCCAATCCAATACGGGCCACCGATATTAGCAACGGATAGAAACCCAACTCCTCTTGATGAGGCGACACCACGAGTACCGATTAACGGCATTATGCAAACCTCGTTTGAGAGGCCAAAACGGTGAAAGCTGCTGCCCCCGTTTTAATAATTGTGTAGGCGTACACGTCAATACCTGATACGTTACCCACCGTTGGTGCGGAGCCACCCTGCCATTTCGGCGTTACCGAAGCACCATCCACCTGCACTGCACTGTTGTAGTACGCCGTGGTTCCTTGGGTAACAAGGAACGCCACCGTCACGCTCTGCCCCGTGCTCATCGCCGTGTTCAGGCTTGTGCCGCTGCTGGCGCGGAAGTTCACCGTCCAGTTGGCCGAGGCGTTCGTGGTGTAGTACAGCACCGACTGCGTGGTGATGTCGTAGTTGATCGTACCCGTTGCCGCCGTGGCGGAAATCGTCACTACTTCTGCGGCGTCCGTCAAGACAGTAGCCAACGTACTGGACGAACCACTGAAGGTTTGCGTTGCCGTGAAAGTTGTGGCTGTTCCGGGGGCCACGTAGTCAGTGCCCGCAGTAGCGGCAGTGAACGCCGAAGTGCCGTTGCCTTTGAGAACGCCAGTCAGAGTGGCTGCTCCCGTACCACCAGAAGCTACGGGCAGCGCTGAGCCAAGCGTCAGGGAGCCAAAGTAGTTCGTCGCCGTTACTACGTCTGTGCCATTGCAACGCAGAAAGGCCGTGGACCCATTGGGGACCGAGATCCCAGACCCAGCAGAGGTCTTGAGCGTTTGTGCAAAGCCCGTGTTGTTGAAGACGATGTAAACCTTGCTGACCGCAGGACAGATCACATTTCGCGCCAGTCCAGGGGAGCCCGTCAGGTTCAGCACCATCGCCCGCGCTTCGTCGGTTGCGCCGTTGTTTGAGGACAGCGTGTAGTCCGCTGCCGTCATGGTAATCGTGGCGGTCCCCGCGATGGAGGTGTCCACCAGCGCCGTCAAGCCCGTATTGACCTGGGTGCCCCACGTACCAGAGTACTCCCCGGTATTAGGCTGGACCAGCCGAAGACTTGTGGTGTATGAAGCCATGATTTAGTGCCAGTTCGGAGACTGGGGGTTAGAGATCTGCGCCCATGCAGGGGCTTGCGTATCGGGCACTACCGACCATCCCGGCGTTTGACTTGTTCCCGCTGCGGTCCATCCCGGTGTTTGAATCGTCCCTGCCGCTGCCCACCCCGGTGATTGGGCGTCTAATATCAGTTGCCAGTTAGGCGTTTGCCCAGATGGGATGGTAATCCAAGAGCCCGATGCCGTAAAGGAACTTTGCCAGTTTGGACTCTGCGTGCTCAGCACATCTGCCCAGCCCGGAGCTGGCGGTGTTGGAACATTGCCCCACGATGAAGTCTGCGTATTTACAACAATCTGCCAATTTGGGATCTGCGTGTCATCAATGATGTTCCACAGTGCCGTAGTGACAGAGACATTCCCAATGAAACCTTGGGCTTGAACTCCAATAACCTGAACAATGACACTTGTACCAGAGGAAACTGCTCCGTTGTAACTACCGAAGTAGCTGCCGAAGTAAGTGCCTGCGTAACTCATGTCGGGTTCAAAGTTGTTACGTCTCTTGTACCGGTTGTGTAAGAAGCCTGCACTCGGATAGTCGCGCCGTCAACACTGCGGAACACCATTGTGCTCCCTTCCAAACCAGTGGCATCTCCAGCATTGACCGCAAGCAATAGCCGCATAACGTCACGCAAGGTCAGAGTGCCTTCTACGATACCTAGCAGTGGATCAGCCGCCGTACCCGCAGAGTTTAGCAACTCGCCCATCGTGCCGGGGTCGTTGTATGCGCTGGACAAAGCACTCCATACCGCCGCCGCTAAATTTTGCGGGCTGAGTTCTGTAAACGGCGTGATGTCGCCCGACAGGTTGCCCGTGGCGCGTGGCGTGGCGCTAGCCGAGAACTGCACCAGCGTGGCGCCGACAGCGTCAACGATGGCCCCAAGCGTGGCGTTGTTGACCGTGAACGTGACTGCTGTGCTGCCCGATGCCGACAGAGCGCCGGCCAAGTTGGCCGCAAGGTTGAACGTGATGGAGGCGTTGCCGACCGCCGAGACGATCAGTTGCCCGTCTGCCGGGTTGACAGTAATCGTGACCGTCGTAGAGCCGTTAATATTAACGCCAGCCGCAAGATTTAGCAGCCCCGGCGTGACCGTCACCACCAGATTGGTGAACGACGACATCGCCCCCGGCTTGTACGGTAGCACCCACGACGATGGCGCGAGGTGCCCGGAGGGGATGCCCGCCAGCTTGGACGGGATGCCCTGGCCCACGGACTGGTTGCGCAGATCCGTGCGGCCCCACATCGGGCGCAGCGTGCCCACCGCGCCCCCGAGGTGGCGCAGCGGCATCTGAGCCAGCAATGTGGTGTTCTGCTTCAGCCCCACGCCATCTCCAGCGAGCCGTAGAAGTTGGTGCTCGCCGCCGTGGCCGCGCCCGCGAAGTACAGCCACACCAAGCACGCGCCGTCTTTGACCTGGGGCAGGCTCGGGATCTGGTTCAACAGGTCGCGCTCGCCCGCCACCGAGGCTGTCGTGATCGGCAAGGTCAGCAAAGGCCGCGCAAGGCACAGCGCCCCGGTGCCGGTGTTTGCGGCGGACATGGTGACCGAGGCCACGTTGGACACGCCTGTGTCGCCGGACGCCAGGGGCAGGAACGGCCCGTAGTTGTTGGCCGCAGTGCCGGAGTGGCTGATGTGGCCTGCAATCGCCGAGGCAGTCATGGCGACTGTGACCGGCAGCGCCCTGCCCGAAGTCGGCACCGTGTTGCTGTAGCTGAGCGCGATGTTTTGGGCCGTGGCACCCGCTGCGGCGGTCTGCACCCAGAACAGTCGGCACCCGGCCCCGTTGGTGTAGCGCAGGCTCGGCGTGCCCGTCAGCGTCTGAGCCACAGCACTGTTGTTGCTGATGCCGGGCCAGTAGCCTTGCAGGTCCACCAGCATCAGTTGTGCAGGCACGCCCGTGGCCACCGCCGTCACTGCCGAGACGTTCAGGATGTGCTTGGTGTCCGGGCTGACGTTGCCACCGTGCGGGATGCCGAAGATCTGCGTGCCGTTGCCCGTGGCCTCATCGCAAGTGCGCCACGCCAGCGCAGTGCCCGCCCAAGCGTTTGCCACGGGAGTGCCGTTCAGGTTGCTCATGTCATACCACCGGCCCGCCGCGTAGGCGGCAGCGCCTGTCAGCTTGTTCCAGTCGGCACGACTGAACTTGCCGCTGGTCATCTCGTTGATCAGATCATCCATCGATGAGAAAGGCATGCTTTATCCCCAGACAAATTGCACCCACCCGCGCAGGGGGGTGTAGTTGGTTGTGTTCAACAGCGCGATCATGTTCAGATACGCGCCTTCTTTGATCTCAGGCACGTTGGCGTTCTGATTGAAGAACGTCTTTTCGGCTTGTGTGTTGGCCTCGAAGATCTGAATCTGCGCCAGCGGCTTGACCAGCACGAAGTTCACAAACCCACCCGCACCACCCAAGAAGGTGACGCTTTCAATCGACCGGATGCCCTTGTCGCCATTAGCCAGGGGCGCGAACGGGCTCACCGCCGTGCTTACGATGCTGTCGCTGCCTGTGTTGCCGATCAGGCCAATGTTGCCCGATGCAGTGACCCCGAAGGTCACTATGCGACCCGCCACACCATTGCTGTTGGTGTAGTTGACCGTGCACTGCACCGAGTTTGCAGTCGGCGTTGCAATCACGCACATCAGCCTCACGCCATGGCCATCCATGTATCTGGGCAGCGTGAGCGCGTTGTCCATCGCCTGCGGGTCGGCATCGTCGCCGTCAACCAGCGGGTAGAACATGAGGTAGTCGCACAGCATGAAGTGCGACGGCACCCCCACGCCCGCTGTGCCGATGGACATGGCGTGCAGGTACTTGGTCAGCCCGACTGGCGGCGTCGGCCCGGCGTAGATGCCCCGGTTGCCCTCGCCGTAGACAGGTGTGGCCTGGAACTGTGAGCCGACGTAAGCCTGATAGACCGGGATGCCCGAACCCACCGAGGTGTCCACCCAGCGCCCGCCGACGTTGGGGCCTGTGGTCTTGTAGAAGAATGACTGCCAAGTGTTGCTGCCATCCGCAGCATCGCCCAGCACGCGAACGCTATTCAGCGACATCGGGTGTCACCTCAACATGCCAATCCACCGCGCCATCTGGGTGCTCCGGGCACTGTTGCACCTCGTTGTCCACAAGCTCAAGGCCTCGCAGACAGTGGGCGCAAAAGTACCGCAGAGTCACATCAGTCCACGGTGGCGGTCATGGCACCGGCAGCGAACTGCGGCTGGATGCCGTTGCTGATCGACAGGCTGCTGTTCAGCGCACCCTTGAGCAGCAGATTGCCCGCGCCGCTGGAGTCCGTGCCGATGCCGAAATGTGTGGCCGTGGCGGTGCCCGCCGTACATTGACCGAACTGCACCAGCGCGGTGTTGGCAATGGTAGACACCGTTCGCGTCCAGCCGCCTGCGGTGCGGTTCACAGCCACGCGGGCGTAGCCGGTGTAGCTGATCTCGTTGGTGCTCTGGTTGCCCGCCTCTCCAGGGTCTGCGCTGTGCAAGCTAATAAAGAACGAGCCTGCCGTAGCCGAGTTCTGCAGGCCAGCGGCGTCCCCGATGTTCGCCCAATCGACGTTCAGGAACAGAAGGTCGAGAAGTGCCGCTTCGGCGGCGTTGGTCATGGACATGGTATTTCCTTACGCGATACGAATGATTGCGTTGGTTGCATTTGCAACAGGGAACTGGACGGTAAACGTACTACTAGAGGAGGACTTATCCTGCCCAAAGTCCAGCACCGCGACAGATTTATTTCCCTTGCTGGAGTTGTATATCAACGCTCCTCGGGCCGTGATGGTCGCAGAGGTAAATGAGATATTGTCAAACGTCACCCAAGCGGTAGTGCCAGAACTTGCCACTGTTACGCCTGTCAGCGTCCCGCCACCAGCAACGTATGACCCGCTTGCAGCCACTTCGTTGGTTGAGGAATAGACCGTGGTCGCAGCGCCTAGATCCGCAGCAGAAGTGTACAAGGCAAGTTTGAACGTGTCCGTACCAAAAACCTGGGTGCCCGTGAATAGCTCCGCTTTGAAGCTGGTGGTCATCGTTTGAACGATAGCCATATCAGATCACCTGTGTCCTTACCTGCCCACTGCGGTAGGCATCTTGACGGTTCTTGCCATCACCCAGGTTCTTCAGCAGCGTCAGGGACTGCACGTACTGCTTGTCCGTATCGGCCACGATGTCAGGCTCCTGCTTCATAAACCGAGCAGCCTCGACCAGCACCGCGTTGAACAGCACGGAGTCAAAGTTGTCGCCCAACCAAGACGTACCGGCAGTGACAATGCTGACCGGGTAGTAGAAGTAGTGCAGTTCTGCTGACAGATTCGCACTGGGCGTCGGCCCAAGGATGAACGTCAACTCCGTCAAATTTGACGAGTCAGGGCCAAACAGCGCGTAGTACTTTGGAGTACCCGTCGTGGACGGGTTAGGAAACGCGGAGCGGATGAAGTTCACATCCTTGTTCAGCAGATACTCGTAGTTTCCTGAAGCATCAATGACTGCAAGACTGAAGACAGACAAGAAGTCTGTCGGCGCGGACAGGTACTGATTGCCAGACGTCAACGTACCAGTAACGTTTTTCCGAAGCGCCGGAAGCTGAACAGAGTTGTAGATGCGCTGCTCTGCCAACTTCGTCATTGTGGCAAAGTCAGTCGCCGAGAACGTGTTCTCGACGTAATCCTCGCAGGCAACCTTGAGCGCAGCGTAGTCCAAGGCTCACCTCACGCCATCGGCCCGCGAGACATGAAGCCCCGCGTAGCAGCACCAGACCCACGCTGCTTGATGCCGGAAGTTTTGGCGGATGGAGCAGGATGCTTGGAGATGTTGTTCACCACCATGCAGAGGTCCCGAGGGTTCTCGGCTTCCTGGGGGTATGCCTGCTTGGCAGGCGGCAGCTTTGTGATCTTGCCCATGGCTCACCCCGTCTTCTGGTTCATGGCGCGGGACATATTCTTGCCCAGGCGCATGCGGTCCTCAGAGGTGGGACCACCCTTTTTGAAGCCCTTGCTGTGCATGGCCTTCACGTGCTTGCCAACTTCTTGCTTGGCAACCTTACGCATTGCTTTTTCCATCATGGCTCCTATGCCGTTATAACGGTGACTGTACCTACTAAACCACTTGGTGCCAAGGCATTTGGCGTCAAGGCGGCATCAAAACTTCTGGACCCACCAACCGGGTTCCAGCCCCACTCAATCACCCGGCTACCCCCGCCGAACGAGCCCGTAGCAGTCACACCAGACGAGTACCAAGTGTTCGTGTCTGGACGCGGATCTCGTATGGCGATTGGGTCGCTGACCGGGTACATGCCAAGCTGCAACTGCGGATGATCCATCGACCAGCATTGAGGACACGCTTTGATCTGCGTTTGTTTGGTCTTTACGACTTCGTTTTTAAGCCTCTTTAGTGGAAACCTAAAATTGCAATAATCGCAAAACCCGAAGGCCTTAGCACCATTTGCGAAGCGGTTGCTCATGATATGAATTGTTGACGCGGGACGAACCGGACAGCACTCTTATCTCTGTCCTCGGAACTAGCCAGATCCCACGCCATATCGTATTGCTCTTTCAGCACCTGCATGCGCTCCATCGCGCCGGGGATCTTCATGGACAGGTAGTAGGCAAGTCCCGATACCAAAGCAGGGATGAACCTAAACGGTACATCTTGTGTGTACGTCCCGCCCGCACCAGCGTCCTGAATCCTGCGAAGCCGCCAGTAGACAAGCGTATACGTCTGCGAATTGTCAGGCGTAGGCCACACCGTGAACTGCGGAGCAGGGCCTTGGCGGTTGATCCAAATTTGGATTGGCCTTGCCTGCTGCAGTTTGTTCGGGATAGACGAGTAGGTAGAAACACTGATGCGCGTGATGGTCAAGTCCGTCTGCGTAGATGCAGAGCCCGCACCCGTGCGGATCACATGCTCAATCAAATCCACCGTGTCGGCGGGCAGCGTGTAGGTATTGGTGCCAGGAGTCAGGACTTGTTGGCCCTGCTCAATGGTCCACATATTGATGCCACGGTTCGCCCAATCTGCAAAGAGAAGATTTAGGCTACGTCTTGCAGTACGGAGATCGTAGCCCGTGCGCAACTCAGCACCACAACGCTCAAAGGCTTCTTCAACAGCCTCGTTGAGGTCGAGATTAAACGTAGTGGTGCCGGATGTGGTCATGGCTTACTTTGCTGTCAGCGCAGAACGCTTGAAGGCTTTGGCAGTAGGAGCGCCGGGAGAACCCGGCTTACGCATCTTCTCACCTGATCCAGCGGCAATGCGTTTACGCTTTGCATTGATGTTGGCGTAGAGGCCAACTTCCCCACCTTCGGCGTACTCAGTAAAGTCTGTGTTGTCCCTGCGGGCATGGCGCTTGCCACCTTCCAAAAAGTCGGTGTTGTCACGGCGCTTCTTCACCACACCCTTGCGGATGGCTCCCATGCCACGACTTGCGATCAAAGTACACCTCCGCAGCGAGCGCCACTAACAATTCTACTGATGTGCGGCTGATTGACGGCAAAAATTTTGGCAAGCTGCGATTGGCTAAACTTTGCAAACTTGTACATTCCACGTATTTGCCGCACTTGCATGTCTGTTAGTTTTGACGCCCCATTTGCTTGCCCATAAAGCGGTCTACTACCACTTCTCCCTTTGGAAACCCTATCCGCAACATTATCTAGATTTGTTCCTAAAAACAAATGCTTAGGATTGCAGCATTTCGGGTTATCACATTTGTGCAAAACATGCAGGGGGTTATCTAAGCTACCTAACAAACCAGCAAGCAAAGCTGCAACTCTTTGCGCCGCTCTTGCACCGGCAGATGTGTGCACCCAGCCATAACCTGAGCGCGTAAGTGCACCTGTCCACTCCCAGCAAACATCGTCGGTTTTCACCGCAACTTTTGTCCAAAAGCGTTGCTCAAGCGGGGCGCACTTGCGGCTCATGTCAGATCACCTTGCACTTGCGAAGGCCACGCTGTTCGCAACCACCGCCCTTTACAGAGCCGCCCTTGGCAAGTTTCCGGCCTTCGTGAGCCTTCATGCCCGCTTCGTTGGCCTTCTCTTGCTTCATGGCGTCCAGTTCTGCGCGGATGCCAGCAGGAGGTTTTTCGGGGTGGCGGCTTCTCAGTGACTTAACTTCGCGCTTAGATTCGGCTGCGTAGTCCATGATTGCTCCTCAGCAGGCTTTGCCGCCCATTGCCATCTTGATCTTCGTGCCCTTGGTCTTGCCCTTGGACTCGATGCCGCCACCCTTGGCGTAGGCCATGCCGCCGCCCATCATCTTCTTGGCGGGCTTCTTCTTGTCGTCCTTCTTGCCCTTCATCAGGAAAGCAGGCATCGGCTTTTTCATTTCGGACTCCTTATGGGCCTTCGGCCCGACAAACTTCTCGGCAACGCTACGGGGGATGCCTGTGCCCTTTGGATCTTTCAACGCAGCGTACATCAGACGCCGCTGAGCATCGGATTTAACTGGCAACTTGCTTGCTCCGCAGAGTATCCAGCTTGGCTTCGATCCTGTCAAAGCGCTCCAGCAACTCTTTCATGTCAGCCCGGAACTCAGACCGTGTGATGTGGTCACGGGCAATCTCTTCCCGCGTGCGGTTGAGCAGGATGGAGATGCGGTCAAGCTCCCGGAATTTGGAAGACATGAAGAACGCCACTGCACCGATTAGGATGGTCAGGACGAGGTTCCAAAGTATTGTGGCTTCCATCTCAACACTTCCATGCCCGCAGGCTTTTGTTGATACGAGAGTTTGGGTCTTTGGCTGTCTTCTCAGAAGTCAGCTTGTTCTTCATTCCGGTCATTCTGGCGCAGAATGACTTCTTGCGGGGGCCACCTTCGGGTTGGGGCGCTTTCAGCCCAGGCTTGCCGGGGTTGGCTTTGTTGTAGCTGGCACGGCCTTTGGCGTTTAGCCCGCCTGATTCTGCCTTGCCTTCCTTGCGCTGCCAAGCGAGTGACTTAGCCATATTAAGCCCACACGCGAAGGGGGGTTACGGGAGGTGGTGTTACCAAGAACACATCCAGCTCAGGCGCTGGGCCGATGTTGCGCACGTTGGCGTGGTAGCCCGTGTACGGCAGTGGCTTGTAGTTCTCAGGCACCGGATCAGGCGCAGGCTCGTAGATCGTGCCGATCATGTCCACCGCAGTGAACTT